TAGCGAGGTCGATTTCGTCAAGAAGCAGGATTGCTCCTCGCTCCAGTGCCTCAATGACGGGACCGTTGTGCCAAGCAGTATTCCCATCAACAAGGCGGAAACCCCCGATAAGATCGTCTTCATCAGTTTCAATAGTAATGTTTACACGGATTAGTTCACGATTAAGTTGAGCACACGCTTGCTCCACAGAGAACGTTTTACCATTACCCGAAAGACCCGTAATGAACGTAGGGTAAAAGAGACGGGACTGAATAATTTTCTTAATATCAGCGAAGTTACCAAAGCGGACGAAGGTATCATCTTTATCAGGAATAAGATTTTGTTCTACAGGAGGAACCACAGAAGGTGCTTGAAAAGTTCGTTCAATTTCTTCTACTTTTTGTTGTGTCACTTCAAGATTCCATTTACCACGACCAGTTTTAAATTCATCAATTTTCTTAGTTACCGTCTGATAGTTTGCATCATTCATGACACACCATGCACGAATATCAGCACTTGTAACTGTACTTCCATACAGAGATTGAAGAGAAGTGCGGATGTAGTCGGAAGAAAGTGCCATTTGTTTTTCGTTTCAACATAGTCATTATAGACCAAAAAAGGGGTCCCAAGACCCCCCAGTGGTCAGTTCGCCAACTGGTTCTTGAGTTTCTCAAGATACTCAGAACTAGCAATGTGACCAGTATATCCAGGATAGTATTTCTCAACTAGTGCAGGGATACCTAAAGCAGTAGTTATACTATTACATTTAATCCAAACTTCTTTGGTATCATATTTTACTACATGATCAAATGGAAAGAAATAAATTCACCGAGAACTTTCTTATTTAGTTTCTTAGTCTTAAGGGACTTCACAAATGCAGTTTTGATTTGAGACTTAGTAGCATCATCCGAAACTTCAAACTCAGAATCTTGAGCAAGAGCAGTTGCAGACATTCCAAAGTATGCATCATAACCAGAGTTGATAATAGTGAAACTCCTTGACTTTTTCCAATCACTTTGGATCTTATCCCAATTCTTGTCACCCTGAGAATGATAAAGTCCAATGAACCTTTGGGCACTACGGTTCTCAAGAACACGAATACCAATAAAGTTTGTAAAGGGGAAGTTATCCTTTAGATTGCGAAGTAGAGTATCAGTGAATCCATGATACCCATAATCAACACGATAGGTAGTTCCAAGTTTACGATCCCTTAGAAATGTGTTGTTGGGATAAACATAACCAGTTCCAAGAACTGGTTTATCGGAATAAGAACGACGAACTTCTTTATGATAAACTAGTTGGTTCGCTTCACCATCAGTCAGAACAATACACTGAACCTTCTGGAGTTTGTTTTCTTTCTGAAACTTGGGAAGAATCTGATGAAGAGAAATCAATGCCTCATTCAGAGGAGTGCCAGAAAGACACATACGAGTGGAATAAGTATATGGACAAGTAGAATATCGAGCAAAACAAGAGGCAAGACGCCAAATATTAAGAAGTTGATGTTCAAGTTCCTTACCATTAACCTTACTAGTAAGAATGTTCATCATTGAGAAAGTTTCATCTACAACAAGAAAACTTTCTTTATTTTCATAATGAGGAGTTCGATCGGCAGGAAGAAACTGATCGGTCTCATAATCATAAATTCCACGACGCCATTCGTTAGTGAAAGCATAAACCTCAAAAGGAATAGAAACTTTCTTACAGAACCACACAAGATTGAAGAGTTGCTTACAGGTATCAATCATCACATCTGACATAGAACCACTCCAGTCAAGCACAAATACCAGACCATGATTCTTACCATCAGGGATCACAGAAACTTTCTTGAAAAGATCCTCATTATACTTATAGGTGTGAAGTTTTGTAGTATCAAGAACACCAGTGCGAGAAGTTGTTGCACGAGCGTATTGATCTGCTGATTTACGACACTCAAACTCCTTTACCAGATAATTAACTTCCTTTTGAGCGGAAGACTTAAACTTCTTAAACTCCATATCAGTTTCTTTGTAAAGATCCTTAGGAGTAAATCCTTTTTCTTTACCATACTCATTATGAAGATTCTGTTGATGTTCAAAGGAATGATCAATTTCTTTATGAACATCATAGTTTTTACCAATCACTGTATTAAGATTCAATTTGGGGATTTCAACATAAGTGTTTTCATATGAATCATTCCCAACAAGGTCGCGAATCTTTTCTTCTAGTGAATCTGCAGTGCGAACTTCAGGATCTTTTTTCTCTTCACTAGAATTTACTGGAGTTTGATCTCCCTGAGATGTACCACCATAGGAACCTTCATCTTCATTAGGTTGGGATTTGTTACTCTCACCATCTTCCTCAGAAGATGAATCATTAGTTTCCACTACCTCATTTGCAGGAGTCTGAGAACCTCCTTGTTTTTCATGAGAATCAAAGTCAACAACCTTTTGTTGTTGTTCTTTTTCTTTTTTACAATACTTATAAAGTTCTTCTGCAGCAATCAGAACATCAGCAAAAGTTTCAGATGCAGAAATCAGACTGATGATTTCCTGTTCTTCTGGCTTGAAATCCAAAGTGATAAAATTTCCAACCTTAAAGTAAAGGTTTACACGATCAGCAAGATTAAAACTAGAAATATCTTCATCAACAATCTGAAAGAAGTCATCTTCATTCAGTTCCTTGTAACCATTAAAGAATGTCTTAGCGAGTCCAGCATACTTACGCTTCATCAGTTTCTCAACACGAGCATCCTCAACGACATTCACAAACTGAGGAGGAACCTTAACTTTATCTAACCAATCCTCATCAGGTGTGAAGAGAGCATGACCCACTTCATGACCCACCAGAAGGTCATAGACGGTATTGCTTGCTTTCTCCCACAAGGGAAGTGTCAGAACACGAGTATGAACGTTAAAGCAAGCAGTAGAGACCTTCTTGTGCTCCACCACCAAATCCTCAGTGGCAAGAAGTTTTGCAAGTTGAGATTTGATTTCGTGACGGATGGACATCGAGTTCTTTTCGTATGATCACATCATACGGCTAAAACCCTTGATTTTTTCGAACCGTATGACACTTTCAAATCTGTCCTCCATACCAGCCTTGTGAGAGATAATAAAAACATTAGAATCCTTCACAACATAACGAATGATTTTAATAAAATCTTCAGTTCCAAGACCATCAAGTGAAGAATCAAATACCTCATCCAAAATCAAAAGATTAGTATTGGTTGAGTTTTTGAACTTGGCAACCTCACGCCAGGTAAAGAGAAGTGCCAAGTCGATTCTTTGTTTTTCACCTTCACTAAAAGAAGAATAAGAGAAATCTTCGTGAATAGGAGATTGAACAGTTTCATTAAACTCCTCATCAAGTGTGAAGTTAATGTAGAAATCCAACATTTGGAGATACCGATTAACTTGTTGATTAATCAGTGGAAGATACTTTTTGATTATTTTGGATTTTACACCACTATCTTTTAATAATGAATAGGAGAAATCATGATACTGAATCAGATCCTTCTTTCCAGAAAGATCATCATATACTGATTTTAAATCATTCTTAAATTTTTCTAGTTTGTCATGTTCAGAATTTCTGTTTGCAAGGTTCTCGGTAAGAGTTTGAATTTCAGATTCAAGATTTCGGATTTGTCTCCGTAATCCATTAATCTTAATATTGTTTTGAGAAATACCATTAGTTAGTTTCGAAATCTCCTTCGATAATTCATTGAATTGACGCTCTCTATCTTCTTCCTCTTTAATTGCCTCCTCTAGTTCTTTATAACCAGATTGCAACTCCTTAGCTTTATCTTGAGCGTCCTTAATTCTATTTAACCGAAACTCTTCCTCAATTGACTGAGTACAGGTAGGGCATACCGTATTCTCGGTGAAGAACTTATGTTCTTTAGTAATCGTAGATACTTTCTGTGAGATTTTTCCCTTAAGATTTCCTAACTTACGAAGTTTCTCTGCATATCCAGTGATTGCATCTTGCTCCTGAATAAGTGCTCTAAGTGGATCTTCTACAGATTCATTTTCTTTAATATAATCACCAATTTCCTTATCCAAATTGACAATCTTTTCTTTATTGGCATTTATATTGGAATTACCAAGATTCTCCAACTCCTCGATAAAGTTCTTCTGCATTTGAACTTTATCGTTAAGAGACTCTTTCTTTAGGTCAAGAGTTTTAATCTCTTCTTTTAGTGATCGAATCTTTTCTTTAATGATCACATTCATGGAAGAGAAGATCTTAATGTCCAGAAGATCTTCAATCACTTCCCTACGACTTGCAGCAGAGAGTTGCATGAAAGGAACAAAGTTACTACTACCCAGAATCACAATCTGAGTAAATGACTTATAGTTCATCTTGAGAATAGACTGCTCAAGATACTTTTGTTGATCGATAGCAGAAGAACTTTGATCTAGAACAGATCCATTACGATAGATCTCAAAAATATTTGGTTTGATTCCACGACGAATCATCCAGTCAGTAGAACCAATCTTCAGTTCAATTTCTACAAGACAATCTTTTTCGTTTGTAGTGTTGACCAGTTGAGGCTTGTTAATCTTACGGAAAGCCTTACCAAACAACACAAAACACAGAGCATCAAGAATTGTACTCTTGCCTGCTCCGTTATTCCCCACAATCAAAGTGGTTGAGTTTTTATTCAGTTCAACTTCAGTGAATTGGTTTCCAGTAGAAAGAAAGTTCTTCCAACGGATTTTTTCAAACAATATCATTTTCTTTGGGGGGAATCACGATGTCATTAGGTGTAATGATAACATACTCATGTCCGTGCATTTCACAAACACTTACAAGTAAATCATCATCAATTTCCATTACATGCATTTCAGGATAGTCATCTTCTTCTAACATCATAGCAAAACGAGCGGCATCGTCTTCTTCTTCAAAAAGATAAAGAACTTGATCTCCATCTTCATTTACTACTGAATAAGCTCCCTCGTCTTCTCTGCCACTGATTGTTAGGATAAACATTCTACACTAGTTCGCAAGCCTCTTGATATACTTCGGAAATAAGTTTCTGAACGATGGATTTATCCAGTCCAATTTCTGCTTCCTCTACATATCTATTCAGGATAGAAAGTGTATCTTCTGATTCAAAAGCTTCAAACTCCTCATTCTCTTGAATTTGGAAGTTTTCTACTACTTTGAGTTCAGCAACATTAGAAGTATAAAGTTTATCAATAAACTTTTCAAACTTCTTAAGGTCTGTTTTCTTACGAACAATCACTCGGACAATCTTATTTTGATATTCACGAGTGTCAAATGTTTGATAGTTTGTGTCCTCATAGTAAATACTGTAAAACATCCTGTGAGGATTATTTACAGGTTCATGAGTCAGGGTTTCAGTATCAAAGATATGAAACCCTCTAGTATCATTTAAATCATTCCAGTACAACTCATAAGGATTTCCTAAGTAGAAGACTGTTCCGTTGTTCGATCGAGTGTGATAGTGTCCCGAGTAGACACGGGAGAACTTGTCAAATAGTTTGCTCTCCAGACCGTGATCCATGACGATTTGGCTATTAACTCGAAATCCCTGGAGTTCAAGGTGCCCCATCGAGCACGAGCAAGTTGTCTTTTGAATAAGTTTGAGAGTACTTTCCTCATTTTCTTGATTGATCCACGGAATAAAAAGAGTTGGGAGTTCACCCAACATTACTTCAGTTGGTTCTGAATATACAGTTACATTATCATATTCACGCAGAAGTAGATCGACCGCATTTACCTGATTTGTATTTTTATAATATGCAGTGTGGTTCCCTACAATCGTATGAACCTTCACACCCATTTCATTAAGTCGATCGTAGTAATTATTTTTAGCCCACGATAAAGCAGAGAAATCAATTCCTTTACGACTATCAAAAGTATCTCCCATATCTACAACAGTAGTAATCCCATACTCCTCGAGCGTTGGGAAAAATACGTCGTTGTAGAACTTTAAGAAATAATCATGAAAGAGTTTAGAATTCTTTCTTGCTCCAAAGTGTTGGTCTGTAATAATTGCGACTTTCATTCAATAACGAAGTTTGGAGTGAACTGCATCCTTGATGGAATTATAGTCGGAGTAGTCTGATCCGTCAACACTACCACTGTCAAATACCTGATCAAACCCTGTCCTCTCAAGAATTTTATTTTTGATTTCCAGTTGCTTCTTCTCTTTCTGAATGCGTCTCAGGAATGCGTAGTGAATAATCTGAGTGAAGTAAGCAAAAGGGTTCTGAGATTTCTCTGGATTGAAGTTGTGAATATACTGAACACAATTCTCAATACCATCACAAATCATATCATCTTTGAACATGTAGTTGACAAAGTTTGGTTTGAATGATAAATGATTTGCAATCTTTAAGAAACACTCACCAATATATCTGGGAATTTGTGGCTTCGTATCCCAAGACTTAGATCTGTCATCTTTGGTAGGTTCTCTACCGTATTTTTGAATGAAAGAAATTTCAACATTCTCACGATATCTAATCAGTGCTGCAAGAAACTCTTTGTTGTTAACGTAATGTTCTGACCTCTTTCTTTTGGTCATGACTGCTGTAGTTATCATTAGTTTATCTCATAATATGTAGACATTCTACCACTTATTTAAATAGTTGACAAGGTATCAAATACTGTGTAGAATACCTTTGTTGGGTTTGAAGATCAGGCTTTAGCTATCTTTAAAGAGTTTCTCCAATATCTCTTTAGCATCATTTACATTAGCAAGATATCCCATCTTACGAGAGATCTTTGCTTGATTTTTTCTTGTTTTATCAGATTCTCTACAATAAGTCTGATACATAGAAATCATTTCAATATCAGAAGATTCTGTCATTGTGAGAACATCATCAATATTGATAATAAACATATCTTCTGTTGTTGTCTTTAACCAGGGTTCTATCTTGTAACCCATTACACCAGTTCTTCCTTTTATTTCAGCAACAATAATTGGATTTGATAATAATAAAAGAGTTCTATCATCTTCTTCGGTAGCAGCTACCTTTGCGAAGATCTCCTCTCCAGTTTTTAATTTAAGTGTTGCATAAAAATCTTCTTCAATTCCCATTTGATTGAATCTCCCTTCTCTTCTTCCACCATAACTTAGCTGCTTCACTTTTATTTTTTATATGTTCTTCTGAAAATGATTTTCCTTTCCTAGAACTTCCTGACTTTGGATTTGGTTTTCCTAAATGAGATTTACTCATATTTTCTCTTGATTTTTTGGAATGAATTCTTCCTCTATTGGCATTACCAATTTTAATTTTAGTTTCTTCACTTTGAGATTTTCCCTTCATAGCACCTCCACCAATACCACCATCTGATTTATTGTGGAGAATACCTGTTCCCAAATCCTTTCTACCGAAGACATCAATCATATAGATTTCATGACTAAATGCTTGATTTTCAGTTAGATTTTGTTTTAAAAATATTCTTCTCTCTTTGGGTGGTGGATTAAAAACTCTATTGGATTTTGAGTGAATACGATTTCCTTTACCTTTACCAATATAGTAAGGGGTTCCATCTTCTCTAAGATATGCG